GTGCCCTCGGCGAGACTCCCCAGCTCGTGGTTGGGCAGGAAGCGAACCCGGCCGCCACTCGACTTGCGACCCTCGGCCTCGTCCTCAGGCGTGAAGAAGACCGAGTAGAGTGTCGATGCCGGCACCCCCTTCGAGCGCAGCACCTTGGCCGCCTTGTTCGTCGGGGTCACCACCTCGATGTCGGCCCCGGGCAGATCCGCCAGCAGCTGGCGGATCAACGTCGTCTTGCCGGTGCCGGCCGGACCGGCGAACCGGATCTCCTTGGCCCCGTCCTCGCGCAGCTCCTGGATCTGGATCAGCGCGCGTTCCTGCTCGTCAGTGAGCTTCATGGTTTTCTCCGTGCAGCGCTTTCACGTTGAAGCCGCGAGGCCGAAGCGCAGGAAGCACCCGGCGGCAGAGGGGCGCCCTACTCACCTTCGAGTGAAACGGCTCCGGTATTCCTGTTCGGTCTTGCAATCCACGCAGAGCATCGAACCGGAGGCCACGACGCGCGCCTTGGGCACCTCGGCGCCACAATCCGGGCAGGTGCCGTCCCAGTCGGGCGGGATCGCGGGCTGGGCAAGCTCGCGTCGAATGCGGTCCTGCTCTTCTTCGGCCAGCGCGGAGGTCAGGCGCTCAGCCTGCTCGAGGTAGCGTTCGTCCATTTCAGAGCACCGCCTTCAAAACTCTGCGCAAATCGTTTTCAGGTGCCATCAGTCCGCTTCCACCAGAGTTGCAGCAGCGGTGCGGGAGGCCGGTTCGATCCGGTCGAAGCCGCGAACCATGTCGGGGCGGAGCACGGCGACTGAGTAGGGGGTGCCGTCGGAGCGCAGGACACGCTTCAGACGCGCCATCTCTTCGATGCGGACGACATGCTCAGGCGGCACGCACTTCCAGTGGCTCACCGCCTGGCTCGTGACATCACAAGCGCGGGCGACCACCTTGGCTCCGCCGAGTGCGCGGATGAGGTTGCGGAGTTCAGAGGGTTTCATGGTAGAGGAGAGGGTGAGTAGAACTCACATCGTACCGGGCGCAGCACCTGGGAGCAAGACTCCCGTTGCCGAGCGCTTTTTGTTCTTGCACAGTTTCGGCGATTAACAAGGGGGCACCCGCACTGGTGCTGTAAAAATTTTCGGCGCAGGGCCTTGCGCTAGCCCCGCGAGTGAGGCAGACTCACATCCGTCGGACCAGTGCAGAGCGCTCCGGCGAGGTTGGTTGCCCTGTCTCCTCTCCCTGATTGCCTCGTCGTTGAGCGCTCTGCACTGGTCCGATAGGGGAGTCCTTCTCCCTGTGATATTTCGACATCGGAGCCAATCGACATGGAAGCAAAGCTCGCTGCCGCCAAGGCGTATCTTGGCGAGGCGTGGGTTCTTCACCCGCGCTACGACTCGAGTGCCCACCTGTGGCATCAGAGCAACCGCCCCCACGTTCTGGTCTCCATCCAGCTGGCCGCCAAGGCTGCCGGACGGATCTGACTTCAACCACAAAGGGAGCGCGTCTCCCACTCGAGGAACCCATGAGCATCGAAAACACCCTGGAACGCATCGCCGACTCGCTCGAGCGCCTGGTCGATCTGCAAGCCGGTCGCAATCTCCTGTTGGAGTCCGCTGCATTGGCCCGGGCCGCCGCGGCTGAAGAGGCTGAGACCGCCGCGGCGGAAGTTGCCGAGGCGGCCGTCGAAAAGGCTGCGACCCGCGGCCGTGGCCGCCCCCGCAAGAACGCGGAGGAGCCGAAGGCTGAAGCGGTCGCCGCCCCCGTGCCGACGGAAGAGGTGAAAACCAAGGGGGGTGTGGTTGGGGCCGAGACGGAACCGGTGCCTGCAGCCCCTGCCCCTGCCGCCAACGCGCCGACCGTCGAGCAACTGCAGCTGCGTGCCCCGAAGCTGGCACAGAAGTTCGGCAAGGAAGCCGTGACCGGCCTGATCAAGAAGATCAACCCGGCAGCCGGCAACATCTCAGGTATGGACGATGCCCAGCGCGTCGCATTCTGGGCTGCCCTCGATGCCCTCGAGGCCGGCGCCACCACGGATGCGGAGTTCGGCTGATGACCGAGCACGCCACGCCTGATCACGGCGAGCGCGCACATGCGGTCTTGTCCGCGTCGGGTGCCGACCGGTGGCTCAACTGCCCCGGCTCGGTGGCCTTGACGCGCGACATGCCCGACACGTCGAGCAGCTACGCCGAGTGGGGCACCACCTGCCACGAGCTGGGCGAGCTCGCGCTGCGCAACCGACTCCTCGGGGAGAAGGTCGTCCTCGAGTCGGACAAGTACGACGCCGAGATGTACCCCGCGGTCGCCGCCTACCGCAACTTCGCAGAGGGCATCCTCGCCGAGCACGACGAGGAGCCGCTGATCTGGATCGAGGAGCGCCTCGACTTCAGCCGCTGGGTGCCGGGTGGCTTCGGCACGGCCGACCTGGTGCTGGTGTTCCCCCGCGCGAAGAAGGCCTACATGGTCGATCTGAAGGGCGGCCAGGGCATCAAGGTCTTCGCTGCGGACAACCCGCAGCTGAAGCTCTACGGCGCCGGCGTGCTGGATCTGCTGGACTGCATCGTCGAGATCCAGTCGATCGAGCTTTGCATCGTGCAGCCCCGGATCGCGCACTTCGACCGGTGGGAAATCAGCGCCGAAGAGCTGCTTGTCTGGCTCGAGGACATCAAGCCGATCGCGCACGACGCCTACAAGGGGAGCGCAACTCTCCGCGCGGGCGACCACTGCACGTTCTGCAAGGTGAGGGCGACCTGTCCGGAGCGGGCGCGCGAGGCGGTCTCGACCTTCGAAGAGCACGACGCGATCCCGGGCCTGTTGAGCTTCGAGCAGATCGCTGCACTACTGCCGAAGCTCGACCGGATCATCAACTGGGCGAAGAACATCCAAGACTTCGCCTACGTCCAGGCGCGGGACCACGGCGGCAAGATCCCCGGCTACAAGCTGGTCGCCGGCCGCTCGAATCGCAGGTGGACGGATGAGGCGCGCGTCGCCGAGGTGCTGAAGCAGGACGGCTTCAACGACGACGACATCTGGACCAAGAAACTGCTCGGCATCACCGATGCTGAGAAGCTGGTGGGCAAGAAGCATCGCGTCTTCGAGCTCGCCCAGAAGGCCGAGGGCAAGCCCACCCTCGTGCCCGAGTCGGACCCCCGGGCTGAATGGCACAGCGCCGAAGCTACGCTGGCCGCATTTGACGACTGACAGCAGGAGCCATCATGGCCATCAAAGATCTGAGTGTGAAAGTGAAATCCGCCGTCGAGTTCCGCACCGGCAAGGTGCGTCTCTCCTACCCCCACCTGTTCAAGCCGCAGCCGAAGAAAGACGAGAAAGGCAACGTCGTCGTCGACAGCACCAGCGGCCAGCCGGTGACCCAATACAGCACCGCCCTGATCATCCCCAAGACCGAAGTCGAGACGGTCGAGACGCTGAAGAAGGCGATGCAAGCCGCCGCCCTCGAGAAGTTCGGCCAGGGCAAGGTTCCGCCGAAGTGGGCCAAGGGTCTGCGCGACGGCGACACCGACGAGGCCGCGCTGCTCGACCCGCTGGACCCCGCCAAGGGCCGCAAGCCTGAGCTGGTCGGCTGCTACTGGATCAACCTCTCCAGCAAGCAAAAGCCCCAGGTGCTCGGCAACGAGAAGGACGAGTTCGCCGGCGGCTGGAAGGTGCTGACCGAGTCCGACATCAAGGCGGGCGACTGGGTGCGCGTGCAGATGCGCTGCTACGGCTTCGATCAGCCGCAGAACAAGGGCGTCGCGTTCTCGTTCTCCGGTATCCAGCTCGTCGAGGAAGGCGAGGCGCTGGCGTCCGGTGGCTTCGACGCCAACCTCTTCGAGGACGACGAAGAGCTGGCCGGCGCGTTCAACTAATTGACCAGAAGGGGAGTCCGCCTCCCCTTCTTTCAAGGAAAACACCCATGGACGACATGATCCACGAAGTGCCCCCGACTCGCCCCGACGAGGCGCCGCTGACCCTCGCCGAGCTGCTGGCCGCCCGCTCCCAACTCGAGGAGGAAATCGCTGGGCTGCGCGCCGAGACGATCGAGAACGTGAAGCGCTACATCGTAGAGTTCAACATCTCGTCGGCCGAGTTGTTTGGCAAGGTCCGCAAGGCCCTGCCGCCGAAGTACAAGGATCCGGCCACTGGCAAGACCTGGACCGGTAAAGGCAAGCCCCCGGCCTGGATCAAGGATCTGGACGAAGTGCAGCGTGACGCGCTGAGAATCTGAGGAGCACAGCACTGTGAAACTGATCAAATCCGCGTCCGTCTATCAGGCGCATCTGCCTCAGAGCATCAACGCCCTCGAGGAGCACTTGTCGGCCAAGCCCTTCGTCGAGCTGGGTGCCACCGATTTCGCCGGCGCAGGCTTCGTGCCACCTGTCGAAGTCACAGGAGCCCTTGCGGTGTCGTTCGAAGGTGGCTATGCCTTCGCCGTTCGCTACGACGAGAAGATCGTGCCGGCCAGTGTCACATCGGCCGAGGCCAAGAAACGCATCACCGCCGAAGAAGAGGAGTGCGGCTTTCGGCTGGGCAAGAAGCGCCGCCAGGAGATCCGGGAGTACACGTTCCACGACCTCCTGACCCGCGCGCTGACCCGCACCAAGGTCGTGCAGTGCTATTTCGTGCCGACCAGCAACCTGCTGATCGTGCCGACCACCTCGAAAAAGCTGGCCGACACCATCACCGGCGAGCTGGTCAAAGTGATGGGCTCGCTCAAGGCCACCACGATCTACGTGTCAGAAGCCAAGGCCAGCCTGACCACGCGCCTGTCGAGCTACCTGGCGCATGACTACGAAGACCAGCCTTTCGGCGACTTCGAAGTCGGCAGCAAGTGCAAGCTCCGCTCGTCGGACGGCCGCCGCTTCAGCTTTGACCTGTCGGCCGATCTGATCGAGGCAAACGACGGCATCCAGGAAGCAGTGCGCGGCGGCGGCCTGATCGAGGAGATCGAGCTGCTCGGCGGCGACATGTCGTTCCGCCTCACCTCTGATTTCAAGCTCAAGGGTATCGACCCCGGTGTTGAGCCTGCGAAGGCTGGGGATTTTGACGACGCTCTTGATCTCTGGCAGCACGAGGCGTCGATTCAGGTCGCGGCTGTCGATCGTGTCGTGCGCGCCGTGTGCGAGTTGCTCGACTACAAGGAGCCGGAGCAACAGGAGGCACCCGAGACGGCTTTTGCCCGATCAGAAGGGGAGCCCATCTCCCCTTCGTGTGCGCCGCCCGGGGCGCAGAAGAAGTTCCGGGCATCCACACGCATGCGCTTGGATAGAGAGGCCGCACCCTCAAATCCCGTGCGGGGATCCCGTCAGCCGGTGTGCTGCCGGGACCGAGCGCAGCCGTGTGGAACCGACGAGACAACGACAATGCGACCCCGATCCGAATCCCCGAACCTGACGATCCTGCTGGCGGCCCTGCGCCGCGGCGAGCAGCACAGCTTCCACTCAGCCGCCACGCTGCTGGGCCTGACCACCCGCAACGCGCGCCCCTTCATCACCCTGGCGCGCGAAGCCGAGGGCGTCTATGTGGCGCGATGGGCGCGCGACCGGCAGGGTCCGCCCTACCCGGTGCTGGCTTGGTCGATGGCCGATCGCGAGGATGCGGTGCGGCCGGACTCCGCAGCGCGCCAGCGGGCGAACCGGCTACGGCGCGAGATGGCCAAGAAGGGCTTCGGTGGGTTGGTTGTGGCGACGCTGGGGGTGGGGGCGTGAAATTCATTTCCGTGTGCAGCGGCATCGAGGCCGCCAGCGTCGCGTTCCACCCTCTGGGTTGGTCGGCGGTCGCGTTCAGCGAGATCGAGCCTTTCCCGTCGGCGGTGCTGGCCCATCACTACCCCGGCGTGCCGAACTTCGGGGACATAAACGACTCCCCCTGGTGGCCCGATGAGGTTTTCCTCGAGGCCGATGCCGTCGTGGGCGGCCCGCCGTGCCAGGCCTTCTCCGTCGCCGGCCTGCGCGCCGGACTTCACGACGATCGCGGCAACCTCACCCTGACCTATGCGGAACTGATCAACCATGCAGACGGTGTGCGAACTCGAGCTGGAAAGCCTCCCGTCGTTGTCCTCTACGAGAACGTCCCGGGACTCCTCTCCGACAAAACGAACGCCTTCGGCTGCCTACTTGCTGGCCTTGCCGGCGAAGACGAACCGCTGGTCCCGACAGGGAAGCGGTGGCCGAACGCAGGTTATGTGCTTGGACCCCAAAGAGCAGTCGCGTGGCGGATTCTTGATGCCCAATACTTCGGACTGGCCCAACGACGCCGCCGTGTGTTCGTTGTCGCAAGTGCTCGAGACGGGTTCGATCCCGCAACGGTACTTTTTGAGTGGGAAGGCGTGCGCCGGGATTCTGCGCCGCGCCGAGGTGAGGGGTCGGGCGTTGCCGTCGGCACTCTTGGAGGCACTTCGCCGGGCGGCGGATGGCGCTTCGGCGCCGACTAAGCCGCCGCAGGCCAACTCATTCCAGTAGCCTACGGAGGCAACAACACCGCCGGCCCGATCGACGTGGCCACAGCTCGCAACGCATGCGCCAGCGCCAGCGGCCGGATGGACTTCGAGACGGAAACGTTCCTTGTGCAGCCTGCGCGGCCCGTCGGATTCAACGCCCGCCAAGACCCCGACCACTGGTACGACCGCACCGGGCCGCTCGATACGGATGGCGGGACGCAGGCGGTGGCGTTCGCCGAGAACAGCCGCGCCGAAGTCCGGCTAGAGGGCGGTGATGGCTCGCGCTGCGGCGCGATCAGCACAGGAGGCGGCAAACCCGGACAAGGCGTGCCGATGATCGCTCACACGATGCAGGTCCGCCGACTCACGCCGCGTGAGTGCGAGCGTTTGCAGGGGTTCCCGGACGACTACACCCGTATCCCGTGGAAGCTCGGCTACTGGCCAGCCGACAAGCACTCCGCCGACGTGCGAGATGCCATCGCGGAGCAGTGCCCGGACGGCCCGCGCTACAAGGCGCTCGGTAATTCATGGGCGGTGCCGGTGGTGCGTTGGATCGGATCTCGGATCTCAGCACACATCAAAGGTGAGTTGACCTCCCCTGACGAGGCGTTCCTGTGAGCACCCTCTTCATCGACTGCGAGACCTTCAGCGAGCTCGACCTCAAGGTGGTCGGTGCGCACCGCTACGCCGAGCACTCAAGCACCGAGCTGCTGCTGGTGACCTACGCGCTGGGAGCCGGCGCGGTGCATACCTGGTCACCGGCCGAGGGGGAGCGGATCCCGGGTCTTTTGCTGGACGCCCTGCTGCGACAGGACGATCTCAAGACCGCCCACAACAGCGCGTTCGATCGCAACGTGATCCCGCGTGCCCTGTTCCGCATGGGTATCCTGACCGCCGCCCAGTGCGACCGGCTTCTTGACCCGCGCCAGTGGCGCTGCACGATGGTGAAGGCCCTCGCCCATGCGCTGCCCGGCGACCTAGACACGCTGGGCAAGGTGTTGGGTCTGGGTGCCGACCAGGCGAAGATCGCCGAGGGCAAGAAGCTGATTCAGCGCTTCTGCAAGCCGGCGCCGGCCAACCACAAGCGCCGCCGCTACGACCACACCTCGCATCCCGAACTGTGGGCGAAGTTCCGCACCTACGCCGAGACCGACATCGTCGCGATGCGTGAGTGCGATCGGCGCATGCCGGAGTGGAACCTGGGGCCGCGCGAACTCGAGCTGTGGTTCCTGGACCAGAAGATCAACGACCGCGGCTTCTACTGCGACCGCGAGCTGGTCGACGCTGCGGTGCGCTCCACCACCGAGGAGAAGGCGCACCTCGCGCGCCGCTTCGTCGAGCTCACCGGCGGCCAAGTGGCCCGCGCATCGCAACGCGAGCAGTTCCGCACCTACCTTGCCGAGCGCCACGGCCTTGAGCTGGAGAACACCCAGGCCGAGACCCTGCGCACAGTGCGCCGACAGGTGCCCGAGGGCTCCGTGGTGGCCGAGCTGATCGACATCGCGCTGGCCGCGAACAAGAACAGCACCAGCAAGTACGCGCGAATCCAGCCGGCGATTGGCCCGGATGGGCGCTTCCGCGGTGGGCTGCAGTTCGCCGGCGCGGGGCGCACGCGGCGCTGGAGCGGGCGCAACTTTCAGCCGCACAACCTGCCCAGCCGCGGCTTGCCGAAGGCTGACCTGGTCGATGCCTACATCGAAGCGTTGAAGGCCAACGCACACGTCGAGGTGTTTGGATGAGTCACAGCCTCATGGCTTACGGATCAGCCGCACTGCGCGGCGTCGTCACGGCGCCGCCGGGACGCCACATCGTCGCCGCCGACCTGTCGAACATCGAGGGCCGCAAACTGGCCTGGGTCGCGGGTGAAGAGTGGAAGCTCGAGGCGTTCCGCGCCTATGACGCAGGCATCGGGCCGGACCTCTACAACATCACCGCCAACATGATCATCGGCATCGACCCGTGGAACGTGCCGAAGAAGGTCCGCAACGTCTTCGGAAAAGTGCCGGATCTCGCGTCAGGATATGCCGGTGGGGTATCTGGATACCAGACCTTCGCCCACGCGTATGGCGTTCGGATGGCCGACCACTGGGACACGATCCAGCAGTCGATCGAGCCGGCGATCATCCTCAAGGCCAAGAAGAACCTGAACAAGGTCTGGGCGAAGGCACAGATCGCCGAACTGGGGATTAGCGAGCTCGAGTGGCTCGCGTCCGAGGCTTGCAAGCTGGCGTGGCGTGCGCGTCACCCGGCGACCGTCTCGTTCTGGTACGCGCTGCAGGAAGCGGCCATCGCGGCGGTCGATTTCCCGGGCTCCGTGCACCAAGTCACCCGCCTGAAGTTGAGCTGCCGTGACCACGCAGGCCACCGGTGGTTGCAGATCCTGCTGCCCAGTGGCAACCGGCTCACCTACTTCCACCCCGAGGTTGTTAGCACCGTCGAGCGTGACGAAGAGACCGGGGAGGAGCGGGTCCGCAAGTCCCTCGCCTACTGGTCGCTGGCCACTGACGAAGGCGGGCCGCGCATCTGGCAGCGCACCTTCACGCACGGCGGGAAGTTGACGGGGAACGTCTGTCAGACCCTGGCGCGGGGCGTCCTGGCCCACAACACGCCC